GAAGTATATGCCTCTACAGGCGGATTCCACGACATCCGTGGCCGTGTTGTCTCGGGCCTAGAATCTCTTTCCACCATGACTGCTTCGCAGCAGAGCCTTCCTGATTTGGCTAGCGTGCCCTTGGTCGCTGAAATGACCAACCTACGCACCAACGCCGCGATTGCCGAAACTGCGGAATACACCAAGCGGTTTGATAGTAAGTTGGCTGAATTGCTGCCGATTGCAGAGGCGATCCAGGCTGCGGTGGAACAGGCAAACCAAAACGTATCAATTTCTTCAGGAAGCGTAGGTTTTGGGGATTATACGGGTCCAGATTCCAATTCGAGCGGTAGTTTCGGTGGAAGCATAGAATCACTGGGCGCGATGCCTGCCGCACTAGGCGCCGTCATGAAATATGGCCGCGTCATGGCCTACGCCAACGGCGGCATCCCTGACTACGTGAATAGCCCCACGCTTGCGCCTATGGCTCTGTTTGGCGAAGCAGGCCCCGAAGCCATTATGCCCTTGCGCCGTGGTTCTGATGGACGCCTCGGCGTTGAGGTTAATGGTTCCGATAACCAAGCCGTTGTCTCTGAATTGCGCGCAGTCCGCGATGAGATTGTCTCGCTCCGTGAGGCTACGGCGGATTCGGATGGCAAAGAAAGCACAGGGCTAGTTGAAGCCATTGCCGAACTTCGAGTACAGGTAGGAGGGCTTCGTGAAGAACTCCGCACGGCTCGTCTGAGGGCGCAATGAGCGTAACTATTACGGCGGCTAGCGCCGCGATTGAAGAATCTGTTTGGCTTATCGAGATCAACCCTGATCCTGAAGGCGTTGGCGATCCTCGCCCACCCCCTTTATTTATGCCCTCCGGTGCCCCTATGGCAGCGATAGACACACGAGGTTCTTCAGTCGCCACAGCGCCTACTATCGTGGCCTCTGACCGTGGCTGGGTGCAGGAACCCGGTGACACGGGCACCATTGCCGTCTATCCACCCCGTATGCTCGAACCCCCTGCGGTAGAACGCTTCATCCCTGTCTACCCCGGAGAAGGCAGACGCGCTCAAATCGAATCGGGCGAACTGCGTTTCTCGAACACGGATGGCGCGCTAGATACCATTGCAGGCGAATGGGCGGTGGCGGGGCGCCGGGTCAAGCTAACCAGGGCACCCCACAGGCGCCCCACACACGCCCCACGGTCCACTTGGGTAGAGGTCGCCTCCCTTCGCGCCTCAGAAGCCTTTGAGGGCACTGACACCCTGCGTATGCCGCTGCGTTCGGCTGCTGCTGACTTACAGACCACTGCCAATACCCTTTACACGGGGGCGGGCGGGACAGAGGGAAGCACAGGCCTCGAAGGCGTGGCTAAGCCGCGTATTTTTGGCTTTGTGCGAAATATGCAGCCCGTTCTGATAGATGACGTAAATCGAATATATCAACTACATGACGGAGCGGTTCAACAAATTGTAGCGGTGCGAGATGGCGGCCTCAATCTAATATTACACGCGGATGCAAGCTCATACGCCTCCTTGGTCGCGGAGAACCCCGGATCTGGCAAATATGCTTCATATAAAGGCGGCGGATTTATCAAACTCCACGACGACCCTGTATTCTTAACTTCGGACGTGCGTGGAGAAAAAGACGGAGGTTACGTCTCTACTGCCAGCCACGTCGCCGCGCAAATCTTGCGTGTGGTCGGAGGGGTAGCGAGTGCGACTGCTTCCTCGTTTACGGCATGGCCTCAAGAGGAGGTTGGCGTTATTGTCCGAGAAGGCACCGTTGAAGACGCTATGAACCAATTAGCCGCAGGTCTTGGTTCCGCATGGTGGGGCGCTAATACGCTTGGTCAGTTTGAAGGCAGCATAATCTACGCTCCTGTCGCCACCACTTCTACTATCGCTATCGAGCCGTATATGCAAATCAGCGCACCAGAAGAAACGTCAGGTTCTATGCCCCCTTGGTGGCGGGTAAAGGTGTCATATCAAGAGATTGAGACGACGCAGGAAGGCGCGGATATAGCCGCAGCAGCTTCTACCCATATACAAGAGTATTATGGGAAGAAACGCCGCTTCGCTGTTGCTTCTGATATTACGGTTAGAACCAGGTATCCCTTGGCGGTTGATGGTCCTGAATTACCAGGGGTTTTGGAATCCCAGACTGCCGCCTCTACTTTGGCGCAGTCTTTGCTAGCAATATACAAAGTGCCCCGCCGCACATGGTCCGCGCGTGTTGGTCCTAGGGCGGGGGGCCTTAATTGGTGGACTATTCCAATAGGCACGACAGTTACGCTAAGGTGGCCCGGCATCCCTACGTTGGCAAACGGAAAGGCTTTTATTGTGCGCGGTATCTCTGCTAGAGGCGACTACGCTGAGTTGGAGTTGTGGGGTTAATGGGCGCGGTTCTCTCATGGAAAAATTGGGCGGAGCAAAGTGGTTCTTCGCTGACTGTTTCCAGCGAAGCCACAGGGCTTGGGCCGCGCGGTATGCTCACGCCACAGGTGCAGAATTATTGGCGTAGTGGCGATTGGAAACAATTTGCAGATGTTGTCATAGACCTTGATTTTGGCGTCAGTAGGGCGGTCAAAGTCATTGCATTTGCAGCGCCCCGCGACGGTGCTTTACCCCCGTCTGGCGCCACCGTTGCTATTAGAGCAAGTGTTTCAAGCCAAAGCGGCACAGACGCCCTTAATCTTGGTGCTGCTAGTTTTACGCTTAACCCTTGGGGTGTGTGGGGTTGGCGGTCTGCAACAGGCATCACAGCGCGCTATGTGCGTTTGACTTTTGAAAGCCCCGTGCCCCCACTGTCCTCAGAAATTAGTTATTTGCAGCTTGGCAGACTGTGGGTTGGCGACGGCCTAGTAACTACTGACTCTTACGCTTATGGCCATGCTCGCTCTTTCCGTGATCCTGGCCTTTCAAGCAGGGCAGGGCTGACCGGCGTTCGTTATGCCACGCGCGGCTTGCCTTACCGCGTAGAGCGGATTGCTTTCCCTATTTTGACTGAGAGCGAAGCCTCAAGTATCATTACAGCTTCAAGCGAAGTAGGAACAACCGGGCAAGTATTTTTTGCTCGTGAAGAAGACTATCTTGGCGAAGGGTTATTTGGTCAATTTTCGGACGTGCCTGCGGTAAATCGAGAATTGGAAGATTTGTGGACAACCGATTTTCAGATCGAGGAAGATAACTAATGGGCGTCCCTGTTAATGTTGGTGATCGAGTTCTTGTCGCAACAGGCACTACGGGCGCAGGGACTTACGATTTAGGCGCTGCTGTGGGTGGATACCTGACACCTGCTTTAGCCGGTGTGGTTTCTGGCTCTCGCGTTTCTTACGTAGTCGTGGACAGCCTTTTGAGCCCTTCGCTTTTTGAAATTGGCGAAGGCACTTATACCTCTGCGGCCATACCAACCGTAAGTCGAACACTTATTGTCCGCAACAACACAGGGGGCACTTCGGCTGTCAGTTGGTCCTCTGGCACAAAGTATCTGTTCTTTGCCCCGTCAGCTTCTCGCTTTGTTATGTATGACAGCGATGGTGTGATGTATGTCTCCACCTATGTTGCTTTCGCAGGCGGTGGTTCTCAAAGCACAACGGTCGTGTCCCCGGTTACTGATCGGGATACCGGCCTATTCTTTCCAGGGGCGAACCGTGTGGCGCTAGCCACAAACGGCTCTAGCCGACTTGAATTTAACGAAACAGGTGCTGCTCTATTTAACAATAGCCATGGCACGAGTGGGCAAGTCCTCCGCACAAATGGGGCTACTTCTGCACCTACTTGGGCATCGCTTACAGCCGCAAACGTGGGTGCGGTTGATAAAGCGGGCGACACTATGACCGGCCCTCTATACGTCTCTGGCACTGCTGGTGTCTTTGGTGGTGCAGCCACAGAACGGATTTTCTCTTGGGCGACTGGCACTACCACGCGCTTCCAAGCTGTTCTTACCAACGCTACCGAATCAAGCTCCAACTTGGGCAGCAACTTCGCCTTGCGAGCATTTAGTGACGCGGGAGTATCGTTAGGCGATGTGTTCGAGGTCACACGTTCTACCCGCAAGGCAGATTTCAAAGTAAATCCGTCTATCAACGGTAGTGAGGTTATAAAGGCCTCTGATTATGTGACCAACGCAAGCACCACAGGAAGTATGACGCTGCCGAGTGGCATCATCATGAAGTGGGGCTCTGGGGTAACGTCAAGCGGCGCGGTAACTATAACATTTGCAACTGCTTTTCCTACCGCCGCGTATAATATTCAACTTACTATAACCGGGGGAGATTCTGCGCAGAGCTTAAACGCATTAAAAATCGGCTCTTTTAGCAGAACAAGTTTTAATGCCTATAGTCCCCCCAGTACGTCTTATTCTTTTCTATGGTTAGCTATAGGCATCTGATGCTCAGTCTCGTATCCTCTTTTTTAACCCTACCCGTATTGCTAGTCAGTCTTGTGTCTGGTGGGTATCTTTGGCTCAAATTTCTCCATGAGCCCGCTATCCGACGCGAGTATGCCGCAGAACTATCTGCCCAAGTTGCTCAAGAGAGAGCGCGATTGCAGGAAGTGTCCCAAATCACTTTGGAAGCATATCATAAGACCCAGCAAGAGCGTCAACAGGCTGTGACTGTTATTCGAGAAGGGGTTGCCCGTGCGCCACAATCCATCTCCTGTGTTTCTTCTCCTGCTGTGCGGGCTGCTCTTGACGGCCTGCGCGGGGCCTCCACAGGCTCTCCTACGCCAGCCGATCCCCCAAAGCCTACTCACGTGCCCTGATATCCCTAAACCCGCTGAGCGCATGTCTGACACCGAACTCGCATACTGGATTTTGGAACTAAACTCTGTTGCTGCCGAATGCCGAGATAAACTTATCCGTGTGAAGGAGCTTCTTGCTCATGAGTAATGAGATTGCCAAGCCCGGGGAATGGAAGCGTAGGCGCCGCATTATCCATGCCACTCTTTCGTATTGCGCGCTTGCCGTCCCGGCGTTGACCGTGTGGAGCCCGGATAGTAATTTGACGCACCAGACAGTCCTTGCATTGATCGGTTTGTCTGGCGCGGTCATAGGTAGTTACGTGTTTGGAGCCGTGTTCGATGACGCCAACGCCCGAAAAAACCAATAAGCCTCGCGTGTATTGATCGGCCTTGCGCTTTTAGGTTATACCTGCATCCCTTGCTTGTCGCCAAACGAGGAGCGCAGCGTCATGCCTATTGATGATCTAGGAGTAAGGGATTTGGCGACGCATGGCGCAGTTGCGGGGGCCATGGGTATCCTGGGCCGCCTTTTAGCCCTTGCTACCTCAGCCCGTAGGCCGAGCGGCTGGAACCTACTTTGGGAAGTCCCTCTCGCTATTGCCATGGGCGTTATTGGTAAAGGCATCGCTGACTATTTTGCTTTGACCGGATTTCCAAATTTCGCAGTCATCATCGCCGTATCATATTCCGGTCCTCGGATTATTGATATCATGCTATCGCGCTACAACGAGGGTAAGTCTCTTAAAATCACATGACATCGTTTGATAAGGCTTTTGAGATTCTGATCGGCCACGAAGGTGGATATGTAAATGATTTGGCCGACAGAGGTGGTGAAACCAAATATGGCATTAGCAAGCGGGCTTATCCATATATCGACATTGCTAATCTGACACTTGCTCAGGCTAAGGAAATCTACCGGACTGATTATTGGGACAAAGTAAAATGTTCTTCACTGCCGCCAGATTTGGCCCTTCTTGTCTTTGATGCAGCGGTAAACAACGGGGTGGGCGCTGCTTCTCGATGGCTTCAGGGGGCCGCGAATGTGCCTGTTGATGGCATGGTTGGCCCCAAAACCATCGCTGCGTCGTTTTCTAGTGGCGTGGCAGAACGCTTCCATGCTATGCGCGTTGACGCAATGACCAAAATGCCTACGTGGCCTAATCACGGTCGCGGATGGGCGAAGCGATTAGCGTCGTTGCCTTTTGATGCGGCAGAGATGTTGAAGTAAAACAGGGGTTTTTGAGTGCAAGTCACGTCAGCCGAAGACTTCGCCCGCATTTGGGTTGAAAATGGTTTTTCTCCTACCCAAACGGCTAAAGCTCTCGGCATCCATATCCGCAACGTCCACGCAAGGCGCAGCCGACTTGAGTCTTTAGGCTACGTGCTTCCCACTATCACGGATGACTTGACTGAACGAGACACCGCATACCCTTTGCGGGAAAACCACTTTATCGAAGACGGCACCGCAGTCATTGTGAGCGACCGCCACAAGTGGCCTGGGGACGGGGTGACAGCCGCAGAAGCAGCCCTCTATACCCTCTTGCCCACCTTGCGGCCTGACTTCTTTGTGATGAACGGCGACCTCTTTGACGGCGCCGGGCTTTCTCGCCATCCGCCTTTAGGATGGGAGCGCAAACCCGATGTGAAATCAGAACTCGAAGCCTGTCAAGAAGTCCTAGCTAATATTGAAGGGCTTTTGCTGCCAGGAACGCCTAAGTTCTATACGGTCGGGAACCACTGCCGACGATTTGATTATAAGTTGGCTCTGACGGCTTCAGACTATAAGGGTATCAGCGGCTTTCGCCTCCATGACCATTTCCCGAATTGGAAAATGTCGTGGTCCCTACACGTCAACGCAAACATCCTTGGCGGGCACACGGTTATCAAGCACAAGCATCGCCAAGGCGTAGGCGCTGCCCGCAACAACGCCGTAGTGGCTGGCGTGACCATGGTGACAGGGCATACCCATGCCCTGACAGTGACACCCATTGAGGATTACAGGGGGCGTCGGTGGGGCGTAGAATGCGGCTTCCTGAGCCACAAGCGCCATGCTGCCTTTGAATATGCTGAAGATGCGCCTTCCTATTCGCGGCCAGGGTTTGCAGTGTTGACATGGCGTGGGGGTGTGCTATTACCCCCTGAGTTGGTCGAAGTAGACGACGCAGGCGTTGCTTGGTTTAGGGGTGACGCTGTGGCTGTAAATAAACCACGAGTTAGGGTGAGAGCAAACTATGGAAAAGTTTAAGCCGATTCCGGTTATCGGTCTTTATAGCCCCTACATGCAAGCGGGCAAAAGCACGCTTGCAGAGGCGCTGATCTATGAGCGGGGCTTCACACGGATCAAGATGGCTGATGGCCTAAAGGCCATGTTGAGGGCTCTTTTGGCTTATCAGGGCCTTGATGATGAAGGGATCACTCGACGCATTGAGGGTTCTTCCAAGGGGGAGGCCTCGCCTTGGCTCTCAGGCCACACGCCGCGCTACGCTATGCAGACGCTAGGAACGCAGTGGGCGCGCGATTGCATGGGTGAAGACTTTTGGGTTGAAGTGGCTTCTTCCAAAATCCACACGTCTATTGCCGCAGGCGTTCCAGTCGTCATTGATGATATTCGGTTTGAGAACGAATATTATATGGTGCAAATGTTCTCGGCGGGCCTTATGGTTAAGGTCACTCGGCCAGATGTAGACCCACAGGCCAATATGCCTTGGTGGAGGAAAGTCTTTGCCAAGAAGCCGCGAAGCGAAGGCAACTTGAATAAAATGCAATTTGACCTGTCGTTTGTAAATGACTTTTCTGACTCCAAGGCATTCACCAAGAATGCGCTGGATAAGATTGACTCTTATCTTTGGGACTGCGGCTACAAGCCGCGCTGAGAGGATAACATATGCCCCGCAAGAAGCAGGAAGTCGCTAGGTCGCAGTTGATGGCGCAGGCAGAGCGCCTTGCCGAGATTGGCGTTGCCAAGGCCGCCATTGTCTTTTTCGACAATGACGGCGACATGGGTATGTGCTTTGCGGGGGGTATCAGCAACATGGAGCTTGTGTTTGCTTTTGAACAAGCCAAGATGGCCGTGTTAAACGGCGAGCATGAAGACGACGACGAAGACGATGAAGAGTAAGCGTAGCTTAATTAGGTAGAGCGGCCTGCTCATAACAGGCTGGGTGCAGGTTCGAGTCCTGCCGCTTACACCAAACTTAAAGGCACACAAATGCACAAGAATATTTTTTATACGCTGGGTGCGCTTGCGGAAGACGTAGCTCCGATTAAAAGTTCACGCATGACGGCAGCCATCGTGCGTGGCAAAGAGATTATATCGTTCGGTGCTAACCAGATGCGGACGCATCCGTTCCAAGCCAAATTTGGGAAAAATCCTGAATCTCTTTTTTGGCACGCAGAGACAAACGCCATTTTCAATGCTTTGCGTGTTGTGGACGTAGACAGCTTGAAGAAAGCAGACCTGTATGTGTGTCGGGTCAAGTATTCTAGCACGAAACGAGAGCAATTTATTTTGGGCAATGCTAAACCCTGTCTAGGTTGCGCTAAGTGCATTGCTGACTTCGGGATAAAGCGGGTGTTCTATACCACCGAAACGGGATACGAATGCCTTTAAGGAGGCGTGGCGGAACTGGCATACGCGTCAGACTCAAAATCTGATGGCCTCACGGCATTGTGGGTTCAAATCCCACCGCCTCTACCAACAAAAAAAAAGCCGGGCATTTCTGCCCGGCTTTCTTGTATTAGGCCGCTTGGCTTTAGCCAGCGACGCGGACGGCGAGGGCAGGACGAACTGCCTTGGCGCCGTATAGCACGTCCACAGCGAAGCGCTCTTGCTTGTTGTGACGGGTCACTTCCATACGCATGGTCAGGCCAGACACCGGATCGGTCATCTGCGAGATGATCGAGCCGAGTTCCGGGCCAGAACCGACACCAGCCAGCGGACGGTTCACGAAGGCGAATGCCTCGCGCTGGAAGGCTAGGTTGACCACATGCGAGGCGCGCTTGGCCACGTCAGAGCCGCTAGACGCAATCGCCACCAGCGGAGGGCTGATAGAGATAGCAGTCTTGGTGCTGGTGTAGGTAGCGTTAGCCGAAGTCACCACGTAGGTCTGGGTGTTGCCAGCGATGCTGAACACGTCGCCACGGCGCAGGGTGCCTGCCACGGAGGCGATGATATCCAGTGAGGTAGCGCCAAGGGCCGTGGTGGAAGCCACGGTGATGCTTGCAGCGGTGCCAGCGACGTGGGTCACGACGTTGGTGGACTGGAAGAAGTCGAAGCCGAACTTGCGGCCAAGCATACCCTCGATCTTCACTTCCTGATCGCCGGTCTTTTCCAGATCGGACATAGCCGGAATCTGAAGTAGCTGAGCCTCAGCATCCGGGTTCAGGACCATGCGGCGGTTGCCCATGGGAGAAAGCTGGCGGTTTAGAGCCGCACGAGCATTCACCACGTCAGCAATGGTGCTGAAAGGGGTCTGGCCAGCTACGCCAACATAGCCATACACGTCCACATACTGGCTGTGGATATAGCCGTCCATGGAGTTGGCTAGGGCACGAACAGTCTCAGAGACGTTCATGGGGAGGAAGGATTCGCTCTCCATGATTTCCATACGCTGCTTGTCAGTGATGAAGAAGGGAACTTCCTTCCACTGGTCAAGGGCGATCTGCACGAGGCCGGGGGTGCTGTCCTGAGCCGAAGCGGGGGTCATGGACGGGGCAACGTCGGTGGCGGTAAAGGTGTTGCTGATCGGAATGTCGATGGTGGAACCACGCATCGCACCTTCAGACGAATAATCAAGGTTGACTAGGCGCGGCATGATCGCCTGCTCGCGTAGAGCAAGAAGACCACGAGCGAGAAGCCGGGGAATGAGGTTTGACAAACTATTGGGCATAGTAATCTCCTGTGCTTATAGGGTTTACCGGCACTCCCGCCGTTGAAACCCGAAGGATTCCGCGAACCGCGCACAACCCACAAGGGAGGCGGGAATTAATTTCGACCCCACAAGGGCAAGAAATGTAAACGCTCTTTTCTTATGGTAAAGTAAACTACAAAGTCAATACCTACGGGGTTTTAGGCCCCGTAGGTATCTGTTTTTGCTTACGCGACCACTGCCTTGCCAGACGCAATCGCTTCAAGATTGCCGCTGATTGCCTTGGCGTCAGTGGCGTTGATCCTAACCGGAGCGCGGTCGCCGCCTCGGCCATTGCCCCCGCCAGCGCCACCGCCAGAAGGGATGCCGAAGAAGAACGGGTTGGTATCGCGTAGCGACTCCACCCACGTATCGAGCGTATGAGGATTACCACTGCGGTCGATCACGTCAACGCCTTCTCGCAAAGCAGGCTTGCCCGTTTCATCGTCAAGGTGGAACATCTGCTCGGCCTTGATACGGATATATTCGGCGGCCTCCGGTAGTGCCTTGGCCTTGCTGACGGCGGAAGTCACTTCAAAGTTCAGCCGCTCAGAGCGCCAACGGTTTTGCGCGGCGTCTGCCCGTGCGGCGGCTTCCTGCGCTGCCCGCTCTGCGGCTTCTTTAGCGGCGCGTTCAGCCCCGACCACGGACTTAGTGCGGCGAGTAAGCACGTCCTCAAACGCTGCCTTGCCGCCCTCCACAATCATGCGAAGGTCCGCATCGGCCTGCATACGCTCCATAAGTTCGCGGGCCTTGTTGTTGTCTTCTTGATTGCCCATGCTCTGAATCTGAACTTCATAAGCCTTGCGCTTTTCGCGCTCGGCCTTGACCTCGTTCAGAAGTTCGTCGTTCTTTGACTTAAGACCTTGGGTGGCCTTTACCACTTCAGCGGCAACTAGGGCCGCAATATCGGGGGCACCGCCACCGCCTTCTGCATTATAATTCATTTGGTTCTGAAGGGACCGGATAAACATATTGAAAATTCTCCACAGGAGATCGCAGTTAACCGATGCGATATACGGGCGCGGCTCAGCCGCACGGTTGACTATTAGTGCCTAGATCATTGTATACGGTAAATGCAACACCCTTATGAGGGAAAAGCCATGGCTCCGCCGAAGAAGTATGAGAAAATTGATTTTACGCCGCCGCAAGGCGTGCAGAGCGCTGCTGAGCGGGGGCTCGAACAGCGCCGTAAGTATGGGCGCGGTGGCCTGACTACCGCAGAAGCAGGCAAGCAGGGCATTGGCTCTGGCGTGGCCCGCGCTGCCACATTGGCCGCAGGCAAGGATATTTCGCCCGAAACGGCTAAACGTATGAAAGCCTTTTTTGACCGGCACGGCAATGCGCCGCAAGCTAAACCAGCCGATGGTGGCCCTAGTGCGCGAGCAATCGCTATCAATCTTTGGGGCGGGCGTGCTGGTGAAGCGTGGTCTGGTAAGTTGGTGCGGCAAATGGAAGCCGCTGATAAAAAGGGGAAGAAGTGATGGACAAGCCGCTTTGGGAAAAGAAGAACCCCCGCAAGCGATCCACGGCGCTTAGCCCGCAAGACAAAGCGGCAGCCAAGCGCCGTGCTGAAAAGGCAGGCCGACCTTATCCGAACGCGGTGGACAACATCGTGCAGGCTCAGCGGGCCAAAAAGCGGGGTTAACTCCCGCTTGGAATAACACGTTCTAGGAAAACATCTGACTTTGCGGCCAGAGAGGCCGCAAGGCTGTCACCGATAAAATCAAACTTGCCAGGACTGGCCTTAGCCTTACGAGCAAGGGACATGGCGCTGGGTAGCAAGTCTGCCTTGGAATACCACCGCTTGCCGTCTACTCGGGCTTGGTCATCGAGCGTAGGGCCTGAGGCGTTGCCCGCAGGCTCAGTAACCGTAGGCGCGTAGTAGTCCTCATCCTCACGCCAGCCAAAAGGCGCCCCTGCAATGCAAATGCGCTTGGCACCCATCCAACTAGCAACAGCAACAGCGCGGTTTACAACGGTAAACCCGCCACTAGCCACACTTTCGTAGCTGCAATTTTCTGGAAAGTATTTTTCATAGATTTCCATTTCGCATAGATTTTCAGATGCAGCACCGCAAGCAGAATGGAAAAGCACCACATTTGCGCCGCCCTTTATGAGATAATCAAACATTCTTGGATGACAGGAACTTGCAACGAAATATGTGACGCGTGGATCAAGGGGCGTCTTCTTAATTTGCTTTTCTCCGGGGTCCATCGCCACAGAGAAATCAGGGATGATGCCATACTCCGGCAGGATACGGATCGCCTGTTTAACCGCAAAAATCTTATAGCCTAGACCTTGTAGCCGCTTAATCTCACGCAGGGAAGATGCCTTGACCAAAGATGGCGCAGTCCCACAGACAACAACGCCTTTCAGATCGGCCAGCGCATCCTTTTGCACAAAAGGCAGATTAAGACTCGCCGCGTATTCGATGTTCATAGGAAGAAAGCCAACTTCAGGGTTGACCAGTTTCATGAAGTTGGGCTGTGTCATGATTACCTAAAATTAAAAGCGAACGGCACCGCCCTATGCGGGTGCTTCTTGCGCCATATCTGCCCGCAACTGCGGCGCCATGTCAATCATCTTCTTGACCTGGGCCGGGCCATATGTGGACGGAAGCATCTCGCCTTCAAATAGCACGCGATAATACGTCTCATCATCAATATTACCCGCTGCATGTGCCCTGTCCAACTGCAACCAAGTGCGGTATTCCAGCGCCGCATCAACGAAATCACGGTTCAACTTGACTTCAACGCCCTGAGGATTACGCCCGTTCCACCGAACCCAGATTTTCAAAAGTTCTGTCAGGCCTTTCTCTGCACTGTCTACAATCTCATAAAGCAAGGAAGTTTCCCCCTTGCCCCGCATCTCTGCAACCTGATTGGATTCTCCCGCCGTGTTCTTGCGGTCAACCACGAGGCGAGCGCCTAGGCTTGCCATTTGCGATTCAAGTTGCGTGCAAGCAGATTCAAGATATTTAAGGCCCTCGCCACGGTATTCCAAAATACCGCAAGAGTTAGGCTGATCCACAAGCCAAACGGTATTAGGACCAACCCGGTATTCAGGCAATTCATCGCCAAGGTTAGGCGCAATCGCCCAATAGGTTGGCGTTGCAGTGTAGAACTGACCGTGGGCCAACTGCGCGCTACGCTGGAAGTGCAAAACGTTCAACTCAGCGATATCTAGGATAGGCGGGCGCTGCACCTTCATGCCTGTCTTCATAGGTCCGAAGCAGATGAAGGGCATCTCGCCTCGGAAGAAGCCACTGTCAGCCAGCATAGGAGACACTTCGCTTCCAGGCTGATAAGAAGTGCTGTTGTCCTTGCTCTTGACCGGGAGCCAAAGACGCTGGCGATAGATACCGTTCTCGTCAAGATAGAGTTCTCGGTAGACGGTCACTTCCTCAGAGCCAAATCCAGTTTGGCTATCTACAAGGAAATCTTCTTTCAGCACGATTTGGTTAGCAACAAGGCGCCCGTTATCGTCGCGCATGTTGCGCCAGTTGGTAATATTCTCCGCCATGTAAGTGGTGAAGTAGGGCGTGCCCCCATTGGTAGGCGCGTCTACCAATGCGCCTACGCGACCCATGCTTAGGATTTCACGGACAATGGCGCGAGCAAAAACAGTAAACGGTTGGTTATCAACGGTGCAAGTTTCAAGCTGAGGGCGCAGCACTTCAGCCCCGTTCAAGATAATTTCCGGTTCCTTGCGGAAGATCATACCGACGAGGCCATTTAACGTGCGGGCAGAAGCGTTGAAGAACTGCGCCCGCTTCTTATACGCTTCATACTCCCCGTAACTCATGCCTGAAAGCTGGGGTAGATACTTCTGGCCGCCTTCTCGGATAGCCTTGGCGCCCTTCAGCACATCCCGGATCATCTGCCAGTCATCTTGGTTGGCGCTGTATTCCGGTGCAAGGTCAGTGACGGCCATGATGCAAATCCTGAAAAGCAATATAAGGTTGCAGGGGTAACGCTTTGGCGGGCAAGAAGTCAATGCAGCCTTGACTTTAACATGGGAGCGAGTGGATAAACAACGTTAGTAACGTTTTTTAGGAAGAATCTAATCATGTCAAGCGACAAGGCCGAGAAAGTGACGCCTATTCGCCCCGATATGAAGGTGCCGCGCAAGCAAAAGGCGCGCAAGTGGAAGTCTGGTGCAAATTGGGATGTTATTGAGCATTATTATAGGATTGGCTGGGCTTTAAGCGATTTGGCCCGCCTGCCAGAAGCCAAAGGCGTCACGTCACAAGCCATCTCTAATCGTATTCGGCGTTACAATTGGACGCGAAATTTAGAGCCTCGCGTAGCTGACGCTGCCCGTGCCATGATGGTCATGGGGATGGATGAAACCGGAAGGCCCTCACCAGAGGCGCTATCCCTTCTGCGAGGCAACAAAGCCCGTGAAGACGAAGTGGTTTTGTCCTCAGCCGCACAGATTGCGGAGCGTTTGACCACGACGCGCAAGCGGTCAAAGCGCCTTGATAGCATTATCGACCGCATTTCCAATCTGCTTGAGACTGAAATTGAGCATTTGGAGGGGGAAGCACAGACTCGCGAAAACCCTGCTAGTGTCCGTGTGGAACTCAACCGCCTTACCAAGTCGATTGGCCAGCTTGTCACCGCCGTCTCCAAGGCCAACGAGGAAGAACGCAACGTCCATGACTTGCGCCGTCTCATGAAGCCCAAGGAAGAAATCATGCCGATGATCGTGAAGAAGCGTGCCGTGCTTGATTCCGAGGATGTATCTGAAGGCGACGAATGAACGCGATTAACAAACTGACGTGGGAGCCCAATCCTGTTTTAGCGGATCGGGCGACTAACAACCTCGGCCTTATGCCCTGGCAGGCGCATGTCTACCTCCATCCATGCCGTTATCGCGTAGTGGTGGCAGGACGGCGAAGTGGTAAGTCGTTCCTTAGCAAGCACGAGCTATATCGTGCCGCCAATGCTGTCTCTAAGGGCCTCGTGGTCTATATCGCGCCAACTTTGAAGATGGCCAAGCAGATCATGTGGCGCGAGTTGATGGATAGCATCCCGCCTGAGATGATCTCTGAAATCAATCGTAGCGATATGTCGATTGTCTTGAAGAATACAGGCACCATGATCCGTCTCTTTGGCGCTGAAGTGCCTGACCGCCTGCGAGGTCTTTCGATTTCTTTTGCTATTTTTGACGAAGCCGCCGACATCACTGAAGTGATGTGGACTAAAATTGTTCGCCCTGCCTTGGCTGACCAACAAGGGGACGCTTTGTTCCTTGGCACCCCTAAAGTCAGCGCCGGTAGCAAGTGGTTCTATGAAGCCTACTGCGACGGATTAGACCCCGGCAAGAAAAACTGGTTTAGTTATACCATTAAGACCGTAGATGCCGGAATTGTGCCTGCTTCAGAAATTGAAGAAGCCCGGCAAAGCATGAACCCCTATGAGTTCAGGACCGAGTTTGAGGCGTCGTTCGAGTCGCCTACCGGCAAGGTCTACCAGCCTTTCCAACGCAGCACGCATGTCATCTCCCATATTGATGATGACAAACGGTGTAACCTTCATCTTGGCTTGGACTTCAACCGCTTTCCGATGTCTGGCATCGTTATGGTTAAGTTCCTGAATGGAGAGGGCGAAGAGTGCTTCTGCGCTATTGACGAAATATTATTGCCGAACGCCACCATCCAACGCTATGCGGACATTCTTTCGGAACGCTTCAAAGGCAGGAATATTACAATCTACCCTGACGCATCAGGCAATCAGCAGCATACTTCTGCGGGCGGCAATACGAACCATAGCGTCCTGCGAGGCATGGGTTTCAAACTTGTTATGCCGCGCAAGAACCCTCTTGTCAGTGACCGTATCAATATCGTGAACGGCGCCTTTCTATCAGCCGCCGGTAAGCCCCGGCTGTTTGTCCATCCGCGCTGCAAGGAACTGATTACGTCTTTGGAGAGCCTTGGCTTTGATGATAACGGCAACGTCGCCAAGGTCGCACAAGGCAAATACACTCACTTGCCTGACGCCCTTGGCTATGCTGTCATGAACCTGTTGCCAATCATTCGGCGCCGGGTAGGTTCTGGCGTCGTTAAGATGGCGGGGGGTTATTGAGGAGAGGAGGGCAAGGGACGCCAATGAGTTGGTTCAAATGTTTTTGCTACATTAGATTCACACCACCAATCGTCTCCCGAAAAAAAACCAATAACAGTTTCTGGTTCGGCTTTACCCTCAAACAGGCTAGAATAATTAAATGGCCAACAAAGCACGGCTGTCCCATCAGTCGGTGCCGTCTCGATTGGCTGCCAGTCATTCGGCGGAGTGCGGCGGTTCCACGCGGCGATGGCAGATGCGTGATCGCGGCCCGTGCGTGTGATAGTGTTACGCGATGGCTGGCCGGGCACAGCCGGGCACCAGTGAGTAATTTCAACGCT